AAAAGATTAACAATTTTATAGTACCAAAATCACGCATATTGGTTATATTAGTTATAATGAATAATATGTGTTTAAAAATATTTGAGAGTGTCCGGAAGGACTAGTTATAGAGTAGATAGGTAGGACCGGGGTTCGACTCCCCGCACCTCCACCAATTTAAAATCTATAAAAAGTTAGGAGAGAGTGGACTAGCACCGCACTATAATCATGTTGCTTAATGCGCTAACTTTTTATTTGGGGGTGACCTGGCTTTTGACTGCTTATTAAGGGTAATAGTGATTATCTCAAACAACCGCTTAACTGGCGAAAATAAAGTTACAATGAGAATGGCTGCGTAAGACGCACTCATTTCAGGAGACTTGCCCACTGCCAAAGTGTGGGCTTCTTTTTTGAATATATAAAAAAAGATATATAAAATAAAACACTATTATGAAAGCAGGAACTTTTAATTTTGATGAATATTTAGAAAGACTTCATGAAGAAGCAGAAACTAGCACTGAAAAAGGATATATTTTATCAGATACAGCTGGATTACCTCTTCCTGAAGACACTAAGAAAAACTTCGATTGGTTAAATAAAGAATATCAAAAAGGAAAAGTTGAAGTGAAAGTTGAAATTAGTGGAGAAGGTTCAAGTTTCAAACCTGGATATGATCTACAAACTGATCTTAAATCAGTTAAAGACTTCAAACCTGGTATGTATGGTGATGTTAAAACTGGCGACACTGGTAAAAAAGATGATGGTCCTTTACCAAGAGGTGAATCTCCTGCTTCTCCTGATAATAAAACAGATAAACCAGCTGCTAAAGCTGAAGAAAAAGATCCTAAGAGTGGTAAAGAAGCTGCAGATAATCAAGAAAAAAAGGGTGAAAAAACTCCTAAGAAGCAGCAAATGAATATTGATATCAAAAGCAAAAAGAAAAATGATTCAGAATAATATTCTTTCAGATAGACTTAACGCATACAGACAAGGAGAACCATTTCCAGATTCAGGATCTGAAGATTATGAAAATTCATTAGAAAATAATCTTTCTATTATTACAAAAATGGGTGTAGAAACAGTATATCTACTTTCTACATTCTTGCGATCTGTAGCTTATGGCTTTGCACTTAAAACAATTCTTATAACGGATTGGAAATTTATAGCTATTCTTGCTATAGGTTATTCAATAGATTTAATAACAAACGGAATATTTAACATATTTAAAAATTAGTACATATGCACGGTAAATTAATAGTCCTTGAAGGGACTGATGGTGCTGGAAAAAGCACCCAAGTCAAACTCATCCAAAAATATCTGGATAGCAAAAATCTTAAATCTGCCTTTATTCATTTTCCCATCTATGATGATAATGAATTTAGCGAAATAATCGCAGCCTTTCTTCGCGGAGAGTACGGAAACATCGACAAAGTTGATCCTTATTTTGTTGCAAATATCTATGCAATGAATAGATTTCTCTATAAACCGAAATTAGAAAAATTATTACAAGAAAATGATGTAGTCATATTAGATCGATATGTTTATTCAAATGCTGCATTTCAAGCTGCAAAATATTCCTTTGATAGTTTAAACGAAGTTACGAATGAAACTAGAAATGCGTATAATATAATTGAATGGATTTTAGATTTCGAATTTAATTTTTTAAAATTACATAGACCAGATTTAACTATATTTTTTGATGTTCCGATAAATACAGTAGAAAAAAGATTATCAGAACAAAGAGAAGGTGATGATAGAGATTATTTAAAAGGGAAACAAGATATTCATGAAGCGGATATGAAATTCCAATCAAGAGTAAGAGATATTTATCTATCTCTACAAACAAATGATTATAATTCGTTATGGCCTTATCAAATAGTCGATTGTGAAGTAATGGGAGAATTATTAACTCCAACTGAATTGTTTTATTCATATAAATCTTTCATCGACAAAACAATAAGAAAAGATGGCATATAAGAAAAAAGAACCGAAACCAAAAACTTTTTTTCCTCAGGATTATCCGGGATTTAAAGTTATTAAAACATTTAAAAAACTTAGATCTCCGCGGACAAAAATGTTTGCTACTGGAGAAAAAGATGGATGGTTTGTGGATGTTTTTGAATTAAAATCTCGAACAGGAGAAGTAGTTGATAATGAAGGATGGATAACAAAAACTCAGGTTGAAGAATGGACATCCTGGTATAAGAATATGGGATGGGAAGAAGTAAAAATTTAACAAAAATTTATCAGTCTTAACAAACCATAATTGATTATGGTAGTTATATTAGATTAACACAAATTATTTTCTAAAAAACTTTATTTAAGATAAAACTTTTTGAATCGACATGTATAAAATAAATACAATTAAAAACTAAATTAAAATAATTATCATTATGAAATTAGAAAACGCAACCGAGGAAGCTACTATCGTGGAAGAAACACAATCTCCAGCAGTTGATGCAGGACAAGCAATTGAGCAAGATGCGTATGTACCAACATATAAAGTAAAACCTGAATTCAAACAGGCAGTACTTCAAGCCATTGGTGACAGACCATTTAATGAAATAGCTGGTCTTATAAATGCTATCAATGTTCCTGTGATGGATCATAACACCCTCACCCAAGTTATTAACGTGATAGGTCAATTTCCATACGTAAGAGTAGAGAAATTACTTGAAAATGTTAATCAGTTCGTAGAGCAGAACATTCCTGAATAAAAAACAAATGAAACTTTAAAACAGTCGATACACCATCATAGTGTATCGACTTTTACAAACACTCAAATAAACAAGGACAGCATTTATGGGAAAAAAATCAAATTCAATTCAAACGATAGCATTAAATTTTATAGAAAAAAGGGATAACCAAAATTTCTCAGAATTAATAGATCGATTGAAGCCAGGATTAATGTCATTTGTATATAAGTACGTACAAGACAGAGACATAGTAAACGAGGTACTATCTCAAACATTTATTTCAGTTTGGGAAAAAATAGATCAGTATAACACAAAATATAATTTTTCAACATGGGTTTATGCAATTGCTAAAAATGAAGCACTTGGACAAATTCGAATAAAAGGTAAATCTTTTTCATATGAAAAATTAACAGAAAATCACTCAAAGGCATTGAAAATGTATTCTCCAACGGATAGTTTCAATACCGAAGTGGTGGGACCAGTAGGTGAAGATTTAATTCAACAATTGTATGATGCTTCACTAAACGCTATTAAAAAATTAAAGGAACCTTATAAAACTGTAATGATTGAAAGAGAAGTTAATAGAAAACAACTTCAAACAATCGCAGATGAATTAGGCTGGAATACTTCAACAGTAAAAACAAGGCTTCGTAAAGCAAGAAAAGATATCGCGGATAGTATTAAAAAAGAATATCCCGATTTAGTATTAGCATATAACGAAAAAGACTAATGAAAACAAAAAATGAATGGATTTATATAGGAGCATGTTCCTATGCCGGAGAACATTTTTCAATTTGGACAAAACCGGTTCAAAAGAAAGATGGAACTCTTGATATGAAAACAAAATCCAAAAAAACCACATTGGAAAAAATGAATGAGGATGCCAAAGAATATGGCTCTAAATACGTTTTTTCTCCAATTGTTTAATAAATAATCTAAAAAGATCATGGCTGAGAAAAAAGAGAAAAAACAAAAAAGATCTGGTTTTAGATTGTTTAAACCTCACACCTGGGGAATTGTTAAAGTTTATAGGGATTTCGAAAATTATAATGATTGGAAAAAAACTATTAAAGCTGAAGAATCAAATCTTTCATCTAAATATAATAAATGGAAACTTAATCGTAACGCTTTTTATAATGTTTATTTTACAATGGATATAGATGAAACAGAGGCTCAACTTCCTGAACAAATAAAAAGATTAAGATTAATGGAAACATTGGCGCCACTTCATCTTTATTTAGATGAAGAACTTGGATTTGCTGAATGTCTCACACCTGAATTTAATCAATTTTATGATGATGAGGGAAATCCTACACTTACTTATTTAATAGCATATAGATTTTCCTTCAACAAATTTTCTATAAGTTGGTTAATAAAATTCCTTCTAAAATTAGGAGTACTTATTACTGCAATAGTTTTATTCTTTAAATACAACATTTTCGAATGGTTGGTCAATTTGATATAAGAAA